GATACATTAACCTGACCAATCAATATATTTCGCTCAGTGTAGTACGACGCCCAAATGCGGGCACCAACCACATCAATATATTCCATGTATTCTCGCATCACCCCTATCACAGGGGCAAGCACCTCACTACACTGCCCCAAGTCAAAGTGCTTACAGTCCAGCTTGAAACTTAATGAATTGTGCCGTCCCAACGGCACAAAGAAGAGAATATCATCCGAACAATGAAGATACGCGCTCTTCTTCCATGTCTCCATGTACTTGACCACAGGAACAACCATCTTGTAAAAACCATAACGGTACAAGGTGGCGTCCTGCGCGCTACAAAAGCCCCGGTAGCGTCCATCACCATACCGATCCGTACGATCGGCATTCAGCACATTTACCGAATGACTACCATAAGCCTGGGTAGCAGGGGCCATAGCCAGCTGCAAGCCCAACGGCATCACGGTGTACAAACGACACTGATTCGTAATATATTTTTCAATGCTATAGTAATCCTCCTTGGCAACAGCCAAGGCAGTAACCAACTCCGGTTGCTGCTCCGCAAGCTTGCGCATGTAAGCATGTGAATCGGTAAAACTGTTGCACTTACTAATCGCCGCCCGCATCTCCTTGGCAATCGCAAGGCAGATGGCAACATTCCGCTCCTCCTTTCGTCCTAACGTAGGAAGGCCGGCGCGGGCATGGCGATTAATCTTAATTACATTCGGACTATCCGGGTCCAAAGAGGCGGGCAAAACCGTGCCCACAACTGTTTGGCCTGACAGCCAAACAGCGCGTTCAACCTCATCCCGCGTGGGGGGATTAGTAGGAACGTTGGCACGAACGCCCAACAGCCGACCAAAGGACTGCGCAGGGCAAGGATTCCGCACGAAAATCGTATCCTCACACTTCTTCCGAACCTGCGAAGCCTCATACGTCACAAAACTCCGCGCCACCTCGGAAGCAAACCCACGTGCTAGGGGCGCAAAAGCGGCCCTAACGCGAGAATCATACTTCCGTGGTGCACCGGGCCCCCCCTCAACCTTATAAGGGTGAAGCATTTTAGCCGGGCCCATGCGGAGAATATCCGACTGTTCTGTATACCTCTTAAGGACTGCGTAGTTAACCGCAGTCGCCGGCACGAAGGCACGGCTAAGCTGCAAAAGCTTACGCACTTCATCCACGTTATTGTATGCCCCCTTATTCTCGGTCAAACGCTCCTGCTGAGTTCTACTCAGCTCAGGCGCGGCGTACTCGACGTTCAGCTTCATTGCTGTTGGCCGGGTAAACAGAGGGTCGGAAGGTCCGGACATTGTTCGATCTGAATGCTTTTAAAATTTTCCGAATTTTATATACCAAGTCGGTCCTGGTTGGAAATTTTTAAACTCGAC